AAAAAAGTTTAATTATTTGTATGGTACATACGTTGTAGCACCACCTTTTCTAACTGCTTTAAGGATTTGTTTACGTTGTTTTCCTGTTGACTCGTAAGAAACGTGTACCCAATCTGGATTAGTATCTGTTCCAAATTCCCAAATAAGTTGGTCGAACTCAAGGTTTTCTTTGATAAAATCAAACACCATTTTATTTGTAACACCACCAGCATGTCCATCCATATCGATATCGATTGCTTCACCTGAGCAATGTTGAGATGAAAGGGCACCACCAATTGCAGTGTTCAAATCTTTACTACGGTAACCAGATGAAATATGGATTGGTTTACCAAAATGATTGCGAATTGGTTCAAAAACCTTTTCAGCTAATAATTTGAAATTTGCAATATGCGCTTCAGTTGGCATGTTTGAAATTCCACGACGTTTTGCAGTTTCACTTCTTGTTACTTCTGCTAATGATAAATGTTCACTTAATTGCATAGTCTATTTATTTAACGAATTGATAATATTTGTATGTTTTTGCTTTACGGTCTTCTAATCCGTGAGTACCTCCATTGATACGTTTTGTTAATGCTAAAATAGCAGCATCATTGATTCCTTGATCACAAATAGCCCACAATTTATTTCTTTCAAAGAAAAACATTGCTGATTCAAAAGCATATTTTGTAGCTACTAGATCAGGATTAGTAACAACTTCATCTGTACCTAAATACTTTGCAAATGCCTCGTAATTTGCTTTACCAGTTAATTGTAATGCACCACGACCTCTGTATTTCCAACCATCACCTGAAGCTTCGTTTCCGTTACCCATTCTATCTGCATAAACTCGGTTAGCAATTTTTTCAGGTTGACGAGCATAAGATTCTTCTAGGTTACCAGGAAAATATTTTCCAAAGATACCTTGTAAACCTTGTGCTGAGTAATTTAGATTTTCGCTAAATGCTTTAAAACCACCTGTTTCGTGTGATGTTTGTGCAAAGAAATGTGCTGCACGAATTGGGGTTAATTTAAGCAACGTCATTGCTGCTTTCATAGTACCAGGACCAAAAGCACCATCAGCTGTTACTCCTGCTCTTTCTTGTAAACTTTTTAAACTCATTACTTTTCTGTTTCGTTGTTATTATTTTTTTTATTAATCCATTTATCTACTGAGGCAATACCAAATGAACCTAAAACAATTACCATAAATCCATCAAAAATGAATTTGTTAATTAACAAAGGTTCACCATATGCTCCAGTAATTAAATCTACTGCTAAAGACACACATAGCATAAAAAATGCAATAAAACCAACTACTGATTTTTCGTTGATTGAATTGTTGTCGTCAAATAACTGCTTGAAAAAATTTTTCATAATTTACATTTTTAACGGGACCTGTGTTACTTTTGGTCTCCTTGGTTTTACAATATCGGTTTCCCACCCCTTTGGTGGTTCTTCCTTATCTTCATACGGAATGATTATATCTTCACATCTGTAAAAGATTAAATCTCCGGTATAATCGTCTTTTCTTACTTTATATTGGCTTAAGTCTACAGCATAAAGTACAGTATCTTTCCATGAGTAATAGATCCAAGTAGAATTAATACCGGCATCTAATAACCAATGTTCAATTATATCTAGTCTTTTTGCTATTACAGTATCAAAAACAAAGTTATCTATGACTTGTGTTTTTTCAAACAATAGTGTATCTTTTAAAGCAATTAAACTATCTCTGTATTTAATATCAAGTCTAAGAGAAGCAATTGTAGCTTTTTGTCTTTCAAAGATATTATTTATATCATCTGCTTGTTTAACAGTTAATATAACTACAGAATCACCTTTGATTACCGTCTTCAGCGGGTAGTTTGATTGGCTGAAAATCAAACTGGTCACCAGTAGACTGCTTACGAACAATATCTTTCTCATTTGCTAATTCTTTTTTAATATTTTTTACAACTGATTTTGTACTGTCTAAGTCGCCTATAACTTCAGAAACCATAGTTTCTAGATTTTCTTTATCCTCTTCTAATTGCTGGTTTTCTTCTTTGAGTTGGTTTACACTATTAGTTAATTTCTTATTTGCTTTAGTTAATTGTTTGTTTTCTCCAGTAAGATGAATATTATCTTCTACAACTACTACGTGTCCGTGACCACTAGAAAAGACATCAAGCAGAATTAAGGCTATAAATGATGCTCCTACAATAAGTAGTTTCTTCTTCATAGTTACTTTTTCTTACTTCCAAATAACATTAATACCGTTTCTCTTAAGCTTTTAGAACTTTCAGTGCTTTCTTCAAGTTTTTTTTCTAAATCTTCACGATATTCACCTTCTAGTTCTTCTACTCTAGAGCGTAAGTCTTCTTCACTTTTCATTAAACGGTTAAGAAATATCCAACACAAATAACCTAATCCAAGGACTGCAAATCCTAGTACTCCATACTGCGTTAATACTTCAAAAGGTCCGAATGACATTACTTCTTAGTTTTTCTTTTAGTTGTAGTTTTTTTCTCTTTCAACTCTTCTTGTAAACGATCTTTTTCAGCTAAATGACGCTTAATAAAAATCCAAGCAACATAGCCTAAAGCTAAAACTGCTAAGCCAAGTGGGCCATAGTCTGCAAGTTGAGCGAATACTCCAAAATCAGGGGTTGATGTTGCTGCTGTTGTGTCTGCGATTAATGGTAACATAGTTTTCTTTTTATTATACATATAAAAAAAAGGGCTAAGATTTACTTAGCCCTCTACAAATTATACTTGTTGTACTCTTAACCTTCGCAACTAATGCAATCTGCGGTACGTTGGAGATTATCTCCTCTTAAAATACTTTCTGAGCGCATGTAGTATAATGTTTTAATGCCTTCTCTCCAAGCTAGTTTATGGACTTCACTAATATACTTAGGTGAATCAGATGGATCAAATGTTAAGTTAAGTGAAATTGCTTGGTCAACATATTTTTGACGAATACCATTTTGGCGAACAATTTCATAAGGGTTGATTTCTTTGAACGTCAAGAAAATTTGTTTTTCCTCATCCGACAAAATATGATCAGGTAACCCCATTACTGAACCTTTATCTTTAGCGATTTGCTCCCAAATACTGTCAATATTGTATCCTTTTGATTCAAGTAAACGTTCTAGTGTTGGATTTTTCTTAATAAATGTACCTTTAGCTGTTTTCAAGTTAAATACATTTGCGGGAATTGGTTCAATTGAAGGTGAAACACCACCTGAAATGTTAGCATTTGATACTGTTGGTGCAATTGCTAAATGATGTGTATGTCTTAAACCTGTACCTTTACACCATTCTGGTTCGCCATATTCTTTTGCTTGGTCACGAGATGCTTTTAATGCTCCTTCCTCAATAAATTGAGACATGATTCGAGTGTAAGAATTTGCTTGTAGACCTGCAAATGGAATTCCTTTTTCTTGTAGGAACGTATGCCATCCTAAAACACCAATACCAATTGCTCTACCTTTAAGTGCTGAACGGTAAGTGTTTTCCATGAATTTAACATTTTTAGCTCTGTCAATGAATTCTTGCAATACACCTTCTAAGAACCAGCATGTTAATTCAGGTAAAGTCATACCATTTTCAAATGTATAGTCCTTCCATTCTTCCCAACGTGCTAAATTCAAAGAAGATAAACAGCAAATAAATGAGTGTAATGGATCTGTATAAAGTGCAATTTCAGAACAAATATTTGTCATTGAAACATGCAAATTATTGTTTTTATATGCTTGAGGATTGTTGTTATTCACATTATCTTCAAACATGATGTAAGGTTCACCTGTTTCCAAACGTGTTTTAAGGATTTCTCCCCACAATCTCAAAGCGCGTGGTTCTTTATCCTCTAATTTATTCATAAAATCATCATCAATCACTACACATTGGTGTAGATTGAGACACTGGCGGTTAACATCTCCTTTTGGTCGACGAATCATTAAAAATTCCTCAATATCAGGGTGGTTAATATGTAAGTTAACTGAAGCTGCTCCACGTCTAACTGAACCTTGGTTTGTAGCTAGAATAGTTGAATCATAAATTTTAGCCCATGGAACTACACCTTCAGAAACACCATTACCAGCAATTTCTTTACCTCTACCTCTAATTCGAGATACACCAATACCTACACCTCCACCTTGAGATGATAAACGCATCAATTCAGAGTTTGCTAATGCAATTCCTTCAATTGAATCGTCTGTATCAATTCCAAAACATGAGATAGGCATTCCACGTTCAGTACCTAAATTTGAAAGTACAGGGGAAGCAAGACACAACCAATTTTTCTCCATTGCCTCAAAGAAAAACGGTACTAAATCTTTACGTTTTAGTCTACGTCCCGCTGCTTTACTTACTCGGTTAAATGCTTTAAATACATTTTCCTCTGGAAGTAGGTATCCTTGTGATACTATAGATTTGCCAATTTCGTCTAACCACTCTGGGTAGTCTTTGCCTTTTACCCATTTACTTGTGTCTATATTCACTTTGCTCATATTTGTTGCTTTTTATTTTATTTTCATTTATTGTTAATGGTTGCAAATTTTGGTAATTCCAACACTCATATATTTCATGTTCCATAGAAAAATCAAAAATATCAATTGGTTTAATATGATCTATTTCCCAATATGTTCCATAATTTTCCCAGGTCATATCTTGGGAAAATTGGTTTTCTATGTATACTCTAAATTCTTCTACACTACATCCTAGATACTTAAATATCGATGATGATTTATTTGTTATAGTTCGATAAAAATATGTTCTTAAATTTTCTTTTAATCTAAAAGTACTACATTGACGTTTTTTTCTTTTATATTCTCGTTGATATTCTTTATGTTTTAATTGGTATTCAGGGTCTATTTTTTTCTTTAACCAATCTTTTTTAGCATATTGTTTATCATATTCAATATATTTGTGTCTACTGTTTTTTATTTGGGAATAATGACATTCTTTACAATAATGCATGTATCCATCTTTACTTCGTTTTGTCTTATTAAATAAATCTAATGACTTTATCTCTTCACATTTATTGCATTTTTTCATTTTATTATACATATGTAAAAAGACTACCCTCTGTGGACAAAATTGACTCTTTTACAAATCACTCCAGTCAGCGGTTGATTTTGAATAATCTGTTACTCGTCCTGCAAAGAAATCTTGATGTGTTTTACCACTTGTTAAATGTCCGAACCATTCCATTTGTTTCAAAAGATTTGGATC